GCTATGCAATTGGAACCTAGATATAAAGAACAATTAAGAGATTTAGCTGTTGAGATTGCGGCAAAAGAAGAAGGTTGGTTACCTTATTCTAAAAACATGGAACAAGCAATCGAAGAAGGTTTGGTTGTTAAAACAAGAAAAAATGGTGGTATTCTTTATGAATTTGATTTTATAAATATGTTAACATTTTTGGGTGAACAATCAATTGACCCAAGTATATTTAAGATAAAACCACAAAAAGAACAAAAACTTCCATTACCCCCAAATTTTTCTTTTGATATTGACGAACTTACACCAGAAGAACAAAAACAATTGGAAATTGAAAAAAGAAATGTTATCAATGCAATTATAATGGGTAAAGGAAAACGTGGCCAATTTGCTTACCAAATGTATAAAGATAGATTAGACGCTATTGATCCAGGACTATATCCACTTTATAATAAAATTATGGGTGCAAACGATTTAATGTATTTTACCGATGAAGATTTAATTGAAGCTCTTGGTGGAAATGCCGCTGGTGCTGCTGGTAAAATGAAACCACAGCCAAGTGACGATGATGACGATGATGACGACGAAGGTGGTGAAGAACAAAATGATAATGACACATATTACGCTAATGGGTTAATTTTTCCAATTTTACTACACGAATTATTTAAATCATTTTCAATGATTCAAGCAAGAGCACAATGGAAAGATATGGACCCAGAAATGGCAACACAAGTAATTGGTCAAACAGATACAATGGTTAACGAACCAATGAACTTCCGTGTTGGTGGTGAACTTGTAAGAAAATTAAGAACGTTACTTCCAGATGAATTGACTTTAGATAACGAAGGTAAAAAATACATTCCTTTCTTTGAACAACTACTTTATAGTATTCCAGCTGAAGAATTTTTAAAAAATGTAATTGCTAATGTTGTTTCAGATAGTCCATCAGATAACGAAAAAGCTAAAAAGAAATTTAACGAATTATTACAACAAGCAAAAGCTAATTACAAAAAATATAAAGAAGGTGATGACGACGATGATGATTACGATGATGACGAAGAAGATGACGATATTTTAACAAGACTAGGTTTATAATTAAATAATATATTGTCCTACAAAACCCCCTTTTATGAAAATAACTGGGGGTTTTGATATTTATATTAAAATATCTTTATGAGTTTATCAAAAGAACAAATAATGCTTGAGTATGTAAGATGTATGAAAGATACTCCATACGCATTAAGAACCTACTTACAAACATACGATAATACGGTTTCACAATACGTTCCTTTAGAACTATTCCCAGACCAAGTTTCATTACTAAAAGATTATGAAGAACATGAAGAAAATATTGCTTTAAAATATCGTCAGGCTGGTGTATCAACAGTGACCGCAGCTTGGGTATCAAAAAAACTTGTATTTGCAAAAAAAGAACGTCCAGAAAAAATATTGATTATTGCAAACAAACTTGATACATCAATGGAAATGGCAAACAAAATTAGGGCCTTTGTTGACCAATGGCCAAAATGGGTTGGGGCGTCATTTTCACCAGATAAAAATTCACAAAGACACTATAAACTTACAAATGGTTGTGAAGTTAAAGCTGTTGCAACATCACGAGATGCTCTTAGGGGTTATACACCTACGGTACTTGTATTTGATGAGGCCGCGTTTATCGAAGCTGATGGTGATTTTTGGGCAGCTTGTATGGCTTCCCTTTCTACTGGAGGTAAAGTAATTGTTGTATCAACACCTAACGGTTATGACCCAATTTATTATGATGTATATAATCAAGCAGTAAAAGGGATTAACAACTTTAAAATTTCTGAAATGTTTTGGTGGAAAGACCCAAGATATTCAAAAGATTTATTTTTGGTTCCGACTGATGATATGGTTGATTACTTACTTAACAAAGATGAAAAAGACCATTCAAAAAATATATCATTTGCAGATACAGACCCATATGAAAGAGATTATGAAAAAATAAAAGAATATTTTTCACAAGGATATAAACCTTGTTCTACTTGGTATGAAAAAATGGTTAAAAAATTAAAGTACGATAAACGTAAAATTAACCAAGAGCTTAACTGTGAATTTCTAGGGTCGGGTGATAACGTATTTGACTCTAAAGAATTGGAATGGATAAAAACAAACACAATACAGGATGCACCAAATAAAATGATGGGTAATTCACTTTGGATGTGGAAAGAACCAGAACAGGGACATAAATACATTATGGGTGTTGATGTGTCTCGTGGTGATAGTGAAGATTTTTCATCAATTCAAATAATTGATTTTGACGAACGCGAACAAGTTTTTGAATACGTTGGAAAAATACCACCAGACGCTTTAGCTGAAATTGCTTATAAATGGGGTTTAATGTACAACGCGTTTTGTGTTGTGGATATAACTGGTGGTATGGGAATTACAACGGTTAGAAAAATGCAAGAACTTGGTTATAAAAACTTATACATTGATGGCGTCGATTCTACAAATATTTGGTCTTACAACCCAAAAAATCAAGATAAAATTCCTGGAATAAATTTCAACAACAAACGTGTACAGATTATTGCTGCTTTTGAAGAATATGTTAGACATAAATTCAAAATTAGAAGTGTTCGATTATATAATGAAATGAACACTTTTGTTTATGTTAATGGAAGACCAGATCACCAAAAAGGACAACACGATGACCTTATAATGGGTATTTCTATGGCAATTTATGTTGGAGAATCTTCTTTTACCAAATTGGAAAAGGTTGTTGAAAAAACAAAAGTTATGATTGAATCTTGGACCGTAGCAAATAATGATTCTGTTGGTAAACAAATTCATTTTGACCCTGTAATCCCAAATGGTCACATGCTTAATGAACGTATGAAAATGAATTCTGGACCATCAAAAGATGATTATATGAAATACGGTTGGTTATTTGGTGGTAGAAGATAATTATTATTATGGGTTTAGATAGAAGAAAAACTTCGGGTAGAATATTTGGTGGTGCTAATCTAGTAGTACCAGACCAACCAATATATTCCGTAAAAAATTTTCCACCAAGTTTTCAATATAAAAGAGGGACTCCAAAAGATACTTTTAGAGAGATACCACAACCAACCCCAACACCAACACCAAGTCCGACACCACTTCCATTACCTAGTCCGACACCACCTCCATTACCTAGTCCGACACCACCAACACCAAGTCCGACACCAGTAATCGAGACTTTTTATATTCTAACAGAATCACAAGAAGCAATACTAACAGAAAGTGGTGAAAACATTATATATTAGTGAATATTTATATTTGACAATTATATTCTAAATTTTTACTATGGAACAAAATACAAATCAACTAACAGTTTGGCAAAGACTAAATAGAGCATTTGGTCCTAATTCATTATTAGGCCAAGATATACCAACATACAAGTTCAGTAAACAAGAACTGTTAAAAACAAGAGATAAGAACGAATTTGAAAAAGAAAAACTTCAAGCTCAACAAACACTATATTTATCAAATCAATGGCAAAAAATAGAAAGCAATCTTTATACTCAAGCAATTTATTATGAACCAACAAGATTAGCAGCATTCTACGATTATGAATCAATGGAATTTACACCAGAAATTTCTACAGCACTTGACATATACGCAGAAGAGTCAACAACACCTAATGAAGACGGATATATTTTACAAATATATTCAGAATCAAAAAGAATAAAAGGTATCTTAGCCGATTTATTTAACAATACATTAGATATTAATACAAACTTACAAATGTGGATTAGGAACACTTGTAAGTATGGTGATAATTTTGTTTATTTAAAATTAGACCCAGAAAAAGGAATTATAGGTGGTGTACAATTACCAAACATTGAGATTGAAAGATTAGAAAGAGGGATGACCCCAAAGACTGCAAATTCTGAAAATAACCCAAATGAAAAAGGATTAAGGTTTAATTGGAAAGAAAAAAATATGTCTTTTAATACTTTTGAAATTGCACACTTTAGATTACTTGGTGATGATAGAAAGCTACCTTATGGTACGTCAATGTTAGAAAAAGCAAGAAGAATTTGGAAACAGTTAGTTTTAGCTGAAGATGCAATGTTAATTTATCGTACATCTAGAGCACCAGAAAGAAGGGTATTTAAGGTTTTTGTTGGAAATATGGATGACAAAGATGTTGAACCATACGTACAACGTGTTGCAAACAAATTTAAACGTGACCAAGTCGTAGATTCTAAAACTGGAAATGTGGATTTAAGATTTAACCAAATGGCCGTTGACCAAGATTATTTTATCCCAGTAAGAGATGCAACACAAACAATGCCAATAGAAACATTACCAGGCGGTACAAACCTTTCTGAAATTGCGGATATTGAATATATTCAAAAGAAACTTGTTACGGCATTAAGAATACCTAAAGCATACCTTGGTTTCGAAGAGCCAGTTGGAGACGGAAAAAACCTATCATTACTTGATATTCGTTTTGCAAGAACAATTAATAGGATACAAAAAAATATTTTATCAGAATTAAATAAAATTGCAATTATTCATTTATTTCTTTTAGGTTTTGAAGATGAATTACAAAACTTTACACTAGGATTAAATAATCCATCCAAACAAGCTGATTTATTAATGGTCGATGTGTGGAAAGAAAAAGTTACTTTATACAAAGATATGGTAACTGAAATTCCAAATACACTTGCACCAACATCAGCAACATGGGCTAAAAAACACATATTTGGTTTTTCAGATGAAGACATAAAGCTTGATACTCAAAGACAAAGAATGGAAAGAGCTGTTGCTGCTGAACTTGCAAATACAGCAACAATTATAACACACACTGGATTATTTGATAATATTGATAGATTATATAAAACTGTAAGTGGAACAACAGAAGGTGGTGAAGCCGCTGGAGGAGCACCACCACCAGGAGGAGGACCACCACCGGGAGGAGGAGCACCACCGCCACCACCGGGAGGTGAACCAGGTGGATTACCAGAAAGTAAAGATAAGTTAGAAAATCTATTATTGGAGTCAAACGATGATAATTTTTTAATAAAAAATAGTTCTCTTGGTGATATAGAAAATGAATTATTAAAAATACTAAGAGACTGATATATTTATAATAAAAATAATTATGAAATTTGGTTTATTAAAAAGTAAAATAGAAAAAACTCTTGAGGAATCTTATAAAAAAAATTCATTCAAAGACACTTTATTTATTTTCAAAGAATTAGTTTTGGAAAATAAAAATATATCTAAACTTTATTATTTGTATGATGAATTATCGTCAAATAAAGCACTTAATGAGTCTACAGCAAATGAATTACTTAATCAGTCTATTGTTGTGTACGAAAACACAATAAATAAAATTTCTAAAAAAAATTTAGAAGAATTAAATTTATGGGTTGGACACGTAAAATCTAAAAATAACTACACTGATTTAGATAACTTATTTTCAAATAGTGTATTGACATTAGAAAATAAAGTTAAAAGTAAAAAAATTATTCTTGAAAATTTAAAGAAAGTTCCAGAAAAAATCGAAACCGTTAAAACCTTGCCAGTCGAAAAATTGGTAAGTGTTGCAAACAAAACATTACATAATTTTATTAATTCATTAAATGAAGAAAGTAGAAAAACTTTAACAAAAATTTTATCTGAAGATGAAAATAAATTAAAGTTAAAATACGAACTATTAAAAGAAGATGTTGTTGATAAATTGGAAAACATCAAAAAAGATGAATCAGACACTGAAGTTCTTAAAACAATTGAAGAAACATTAAATAGACTACAAAATGAAAATTTTGATAGAATTTCATTTTTTAAACTCCAAGAACTAAATAGAAATATTTAATCCAAATTTTTCATTCTTTGTATGTAAATAGCTTTTTGTAAAGTCTGTCTTTTTTCGACAGACTTTTTTGTATATTCTTTTCTATAATTAAGATGTGAATTTTGTCTAGTTCTAATTACTTTACTTTTTAGTTCTTTAAGTGCTCTTTCGATGTCGTTTTTTTTTACTTGTACTATTAACATAAATGATTTTATTATATTTGATATATATTACAAAATTATGTAAATTTTAATAAAATAAACATTGAGACTATGAAAAATTTTTATGAAAAAGGGAAAAACCTCAAAAATTAATGGATTTAGAACATCCAAAGTAAGTTATGGAACAGTAGATTCTAAAGAATTCAAATCACTTTACTTGAACGTTCAGACTTGGGTAGAACCCAAAAAAGAATCAGAAAACTGGACAAGAGTTGTTCTGAATATGAATAGAAGTGTAAAACACTCTGTTTTCAACAACATAAACAAAGAACTTTTTGATGACAAATTTATTGTTGACTTAGATTTAAGAACAAGTGGTTTACAAATGAAAAAAAAATCTTTTATGAATTTAGAAATAAATTTATATTTAACTCAAGAAATCGATTTCAAATCTACCAAATTAAAAAAATACCTTAAAAATATTACCAAGGAAATTTATTCAGATGTGTTTAATAAAAATGAATATTTTAAGTTTTATTTAACAAAAAATGGAAATAACAAACCTTTAAAAGTAAAAACCGAAAAAGTTTAATATTTATAATAAAAATTTAAATATGAAAATTTTAGGACCAAACGAAACTGGTAAAGGAATCCTTATCGAATATGATGCCGGATATATAAATCCAAAATCACAAAACAATCATTACATTATGGAATCTCAAAATTTTTTGGATTATTCAAAACCATTTGAATTTTATGCGGTTTTACAGAAATACAACACACCGAATAGGAATGGTAGAATATATCCAGAAAAGATATTAAAAAGAGAAGCTGAAAATTATAAAAGGATGATTGAAAAAGGTACTTCACTTTCTGAACTTAATCACCCAGAATCTTCACTTATAGATCTTGATCGAGTATCACATATTATTACTGATGTATGGTGGGATGGTCCAGTATTACTTGGTAAATTAAAATTACTTACAAGTCCAGGATTTCACGAAAGAGGGGTTTGTTCAACAAAAGGTGATTTAGCCGCTAACTATCTTAGGCAAGGTGTAACACTTGGTATTTCATCTCGTGGTGTTGGGTCTTTAAAAAAAGTTGGTGAACAAAATGAAGTGCAAGATGATTTTGAATTAATTTGTTTTGACCTTGTATCTTCACCTTCAACACCAGGAGCTTATTTATTTTTGGATAAAAATGATAGACATAAATTTGATGAAAATTTAGAAGAAGATAAAAGAATGAATCTAGAACGAGCGACTGGTATGGAATCTAGTGCTGTTGATAAGACAAAAAAATTAATGGATAAATTAACAGCATTTCTTGATAAATAAAAAAATTAGTTTTATAATTAAATAAAATTAATAAATTATGGAACAAGGAGAAAAATATTTTGTAGCAAAAATTACATCAGATTTGTTAGATTCAGAATCTGGAAGAGTAAAAAAAGTAAAAGAAGAAAAATTAGTTTTGGGTTACACACCAACCGATATTGAAGCTAAAGTAACAAAAGTTTACGAAAATTACACAATGGACTGGAGAATTACTTCAATAACCGAAAGTAAAATTGATGAAGTTATAGAATAAAAAATTAAAAATATTTTTAAATAAAAGGGAATAGCATTAGTTATTCCCTTTTTTTATTACCTAAAATTAAACTTTTTTAAAAATCAATGTATTTATTTGAATAAAGTCAAAAAATAAAAATGGCAAGAAATCAAAAAGAAGTAGAAGACGCATTATTCCAGATTAAGAATTTGGAAGAGTCTTTACAAAGAAATGCACAAGGAATACTTTCTTCAACAATGAAGGAAGAAATCAATTCATTAGTAAAAGAATCTCTAAAAGAACAAGATGAGGTTGAAGACGAAGAAGAAGTTGATGTGGACATTGAAGACACTGATACCGATAATGAAGAATTTACTGACGACGAAGTATATGCTACAGATGATGTAGAAGATAATGAAATGATGGGTCAACCAGTAATGCCTTCAGATGATGACACAGTAGATATGACCCAAGCTTCAGATGCTGAAGTTTTAAGAGTGTTTAGAGCAATGGGAGATAACGATGGTGTTATAGTAAAAAGAGATGATAATATGATACACTTATCAGATAACGAAAACGACACAGAATATATTATCCAACTTTCTGAATCAATGATGGATGATAGTGAATTAAAAGAATTTGGTAAATCTGAATTTGATATGTATTCACATCATTTTGGTGATGAAAAAGAAGATGATTTTAGTGACGACTTTTCTTTCGGTGATGAAGAAGAAGATGATTTTAGTGACGACTTTTCTTTCGGTGATGAAGAAGAAGATGATTTTAGTGACGACCTAATTATGAAAGGTGGTTATGGTGCTAAAAGAAGTAAAAAAGGAGATGATTACGATTATTCACAACTTGATGCTTTTGATGACATTGACTATTCGTCTTTAGAAGAAGAAATGGAATTTACAGCTGACAATGGTGAAACTTTTGTTAGGGATGAACCAACTGAAAACATCTACGAATTAGAACTAGATGAAGATGATGATATTTTTGGTGGAGTAAGTACAAGTGAAAAAATTGAATTCATGGAAGACGATTTTGCTGATGAAGAAGAAAAATATCTTGCAATGATGGAATCTAAAGGATTTAAACCAAAAGGTGTAGGAATGGGAAGCGCTTCTAAGTATCGAATGAGTAAAAAACCTAATATGGATGGTGGTTTTAAAACAGTTAAGAAAAACGCCAACAAAACTATGGGTACTGGTAAAGCTAAATTCGAATACAAAGAAGGTGAAAATCTAGATGGTGAATTTAAACCAATGAAACCTTCTATGAAACCTTCTATGAAAAAAAAGTCAGAATTTAAAGAAGCGTCAAGAACTTATGGTAATGGTTCAAAATCTGGAAGAGGTTTAAGAAAAGGAATTACCCCAAATAGAAACCTAACTTTAGAAAATGAAAGAGAACTTGAGTTATTAAAGGCAAAAAATGATGAATACAGAAAAGCACTTGATTTGTTTAGAACTAAATTAAATGAAGTTGCGGTATTTAATTCAAACCTTGCATACGCTACTAGATTGTTCACAGAACATTCAACAACTAAACAAGAAAAGATTAATATTCTAAGAAGATTTGACAACGTTGAAACTATCAAAGAATCTAAAAATCTTTACCGTTCAATTAAGTCAGAATTAGATTTACCAAAAACTAGTGAAAATACAATTACAGAATCTGTACAAAGAAGAGTTGAAATAACTCCTTCTACTGGATCAGCTGTAAATTTGATTGAATCAAAAACGTATGAAAATCCACAGTTTTTACGAATGAAAGACTTAATGGCAAAAATAAAATAAACTTTTTAAAAGTACAGTATATTTATAATATACATAAATAAAAAAATAAAGCTAAAAAAACAAATAAAATGGGAGCATTATTAGAATCAGGTCTTGTTGGTAACATCGGTCTTAAGCACCTTAAGGTTATCAAAGAAGATACAATTAACAAATGGGATAGATTAGGATTCCTAGAAGGTCTTAAAGGACATTTAAAAGAGAACGTTGCGCAGTTGTATGAAAACCAAGCGTCTCACCTAATTAACGAAGCAACTTCTGAAGGTTCAAACGGAGCTTTCGAAACTGTTGTTTTCCCTATCGTTAGAAGAGTATTCTCTAAATTATTAGCTAACGATATCGTATCTGTACAAGCAATGAACTTACCAATTGGTAAATTGTTCTACTTCGT